ATCCGGCGTATAGATTTTTGCTGATGGCACCGTCACACAGCTGATCAGGTAGTTTCTCCGCACCTCTACGGTATTCGAACCCTTACTGATCGCATTTAAGTGCTCCTGGATTCTTTCCAGTTCTTTCTGGAATTCATGATCATCCATCAGTCTTGGTATCTCTTGCAATGTCCTCACCCCTTTCACTTTGCAAACAACCAGATAAATAACACTGCATCGAATGCAAGTCCGATTGCTCCGCCAATCAGCAGCTCAAACATCACTTCCCGGACGATTCTCTGCCATTTTGTTCTTGGTCCTCTTCTTTTCATGCTTGTCCTCCCTTCTACCGCCTAAGCGGTTTTCTACTTCTGGTATCCTAAATATCCAACAGAATTCCCGTTTAACTCATTCACAGCTTCATCCTTATCTTTTTCTGCCATAGTATCCATATCTCTTTCAGAAATAAGACTTCCATCTTCTTTTCGTATAAGTCTTAAAATAAATATATGTTTCAAACTGCATCACCTCTTTATAGGTTATGTATCACTGTTTGTACTTGTTGCGATTCTTTGGTATAATTTTCCTATCAAATGATGAAAGGAATGATTTTAATGCAAACCTCAATCTACGCACAGAACATAAATCCCTATAGTACTACCTCTGAAATTAATTTTTCCTTAGAGCTCCCTACAAAATGTCCTTGCTGCGGAACGACATATTCCCGTATCCCTGAATACTCAAATTTTTTCGAGAATTCTTCTGGAACTATAACTGCTAACTCAACCTATTTTTGTCCTACTTGCGGAAATTGTTTTTTCATTGTTTACTCGGTTGAAAAGCTTCATCATGACCTCTTTGGATTTCCGCTTGTCCAATACCCAACACCATCTGAAACCACGTCATTTTCAAAAGAGATTTCCATGTTGACGCCCAAATTTATAGAAATCTATCAACAAGCTGAAAAAGCTGAAAATTCGGGTTTGACAGAGCTCTGCGGTATTGGTTATCGAAAGGCCTTGGAATTTCTTGTAAAAGACTATGCCATATCTAATCATCCGAATTCCAAAGAGCAAATAGAATCTTTTATGCTCGGCAAATGCATCACTGATTATATCGACAACGAAAAAATCAAAACGCTTGCCAAAGCTTCCGCATGGCTTGGGAATGACGAAACTCATTATGTACGTAAACACCAGAACTACAACGTTCAAGATTTAAAACGCTTTATTAAAGCAACTGTTGCTTATATTGAATATGAACTTAGCTTTACTGAAGCTTTTGATCTTTTGAAAAATCCTCAATAATAGCTTTCATGCGTTCCGATTCCCAGATAACCTGATCCGAAATGAATTGAGGATCCCTATCGCTTTCTGCAAGAAGATTACCATCCATGTCCCAGTACTGCGTAATTTCGCGTACTGGGTCTTTTTCTATTCCTAGTCCGCGTTTTGCTTTTACCTCGACTACATTAATCACTTTTACGCTGCTGGGACCATCTAATCTATTCATCTACTCCCTCCCTTCTTCTGAACCTGTTTCATCTGTTACAAACTACTAATTACTTTCCTCTATTGTTGGAATATTGCTCATACTTATTTTTATGATTTCGTTTCACTCGAATCTTTGTATTTCTCGAAGTCTTACCTTTTGTCTTTCCAGTAAAATGATTTAAATTGTATCCAAACATTGTCTTTTTTCCCTTGTCCTCCTATACTTTTCTTACAGGGTATGCCAGTACCTAAGTAATAAAGAAAGGAGTATGCATATGCTTAAAATTTATGCTTGTCTCGCCGGTGATTGGGTTTGTCTTACCGATGATCCTGATTGCACGATCGGTGAAAACAAGAAATCTCCTAGTGCTTGGTGGGAAGAAAACGCTTCCATTTATTCACCTGGAAAACGTCCTTCTGATCTCCTTGATAGCTTTTATGGACTAGATTATGTTCATATTAGTTATAAGGGCAATGATTGGAGAATTAATCCAATTTACATCCAAATCGTGAACGGATAGCTTTTTTTACATTTTCAGAATCGGTGAGTTGAAGACTTCTCTTTGATTCACCGATTTGCCGATTAAACTCAGAATCAATACCTTCTCGCAATTTGATCCATTCAAAATATGAAATACCTTTTAGCGCTTCTATATATTCCTCCATCTACTCACCTCACTCTGCTTTTCCTTTCTTTGCATATTATGAACAGCTTCCAAGGTAGCCTGAGCAACAGCGTTTCCATCAATGTTTATTCCTTGACTAATTTTCAACATTTCACCATCAAACTGATGAGAAATGCTTAATATGAATTTAGTTACTGCAATAAGCCCTTTTGCATTTCCCTTCGCTGCCATTTTCCTCTGAGCTGATAAAAGGTTTTTTATTGCCTGCTCTCTTATAAAAAAGCCATAATCCACTCCCATTGCGTTTCACCTCCCGCATCACTGATTAGTTCATTTTCCTAATATAGAAAATTAGGTAAATGTTGCAAACTGCCGATACTGTTGAAATTATTGTCGTTGCTAATTGCACGCTTTCTTCACCTCACTTCTCTGAACCTTCAATTATTAAGTTTCTCTTAACTCTGATACTTCTTCTTGTTTTATTCTTTACTTAATGATATACTATGTGAGTTATGTCACTATATTTTGTATCAAAACATATGTTTTATACATTATATAGTGTTTTTGTATTGACATATCACGATATTCGTATTAACCTTTTATTAGAAGCTTCGAAATTCTAATTGAAAGGAAGGTGAATATATATATGTCAAAAAAATACAATCTCGGTAGTAAATCTGATATGAAACGTTTCGAACGTGATCTTGAAAAATCTCTTATGAATCAGGCTCGTTCTTCCATCATGCAGGGAACTCATGAAGTTACATGTCCTTGCTGTGGGAATCGTTTTGGAGCTCGTATCGGTTCCAATGTTTGTCCTCATTGCAGAAAAACTATTGATTTACAGCTCGATATGTAACTTAATTTCTTTTGAAGCCAGTTCATCCACCAATGAATTGGCTTCTACTAATATTTCTTGTAAGCGATGAGCCTTTTCTAATACTTCATCCAAGCCGACGGATGTTACTTTTGCTTCAACCGTTATTGGTTCCGCCTTTTGTCGCATTTCTCATTCTCCTTTCTCAATTCCAAAAAGATAATTTGCATCAATTCCAAACTCTCTTACAACTTTTAATATCGAACTTATATCAGCCGCACGCATGATTCTTCTACCATTTAACATGTCGTTTAACTCTTGCGCTGTATAGCCTGCCCGATTTGCAATTGACGTTTGTTTAAGTCCTTTTTCAGTTATAGCTTCTTTTAATCTAATTGCGACTATACTGTTTGATGATGTTATATCAAGCAACTTATTCGCCTCCTTTGTTTTAACAAGTTTCTTGTTGTTTTAAATATTATTACAAGTTTCTTGTTTTGTCAATATCTTTTTAACAAATTTCTTGTTATTCGATATTGACACAGCAAGATTTATGAAATACAATACCTATATAAATAAATGAAATGAGGCGAAAAAATGAGTGTTGGTAGTAGAATAAGAGAATTGCGAGAAAGCAAAGATATTTCCCGAAGCGAATTAGCCGAAGCAATAGGCGTAACCGTCGGTGCCGTTTCAAATTACGAAAACGAGGTCAGTTCTCCTAAAGAACCTATTTTGTTTAAAATAATGAAAGTTCTTAAATGTGATGCTAATTACCTTTTTCAAGATTCTATCAACTTTCCCAATATGGATCTCACCGTTTCGGTTGCTGAACGCGATCTGATAAAAAAATACAGAGACCTTGATCCATTTGGGCAAGAAACCGTTTCTTACATCTTAAACAGAGAATCTGAACGCGTTAAAAATATTCAAAAAATCTTATGTCGTTCATTTTCAACAAATGAATCATCTTATTTGATGGCAGATGCGGCTCAACCGCGTACAGATATTCCAGTTCCGGAAAATGAGGATACGTCTGATGACAATATTATGAGTGCTGAAAATTTCTAAGTCCTTTTTATTGAACAGGTGAATTATTATAATTATCTTGGAGGTGTTTACGATGAATGCTTATGAAGCACTTTTAGATGAAGCCTGCAATATGGGACTTACAGTAAAAGAGAAACCATTAAAATATAACAACGGACGTATCAAAGGTAAACGGATAGCAATCCGGCAAGACATTGATACAGAAAAAGAAAAAGCCTGTGTGCTGGCTGAAGAACTAGGACATTATTATACATCGGTTGGAAACATTCTCGATATGACTGTTCCGGCCAATCGAAAGCAGGAACGACAGGCGCGGCTCTGGGGATACAACCGCAGTATCGGATTATTCGGTCTGATCAAAGCCTATGAACACGGTTGTAAAGATAAATATGAAATTGCAGACTATCTGGATGTCACAGAAGAATATCTGGAAGACTGCATTAACTGCTATCGGGATAAGTATGGGGAATATAAAATCGTAGACAATTACACAATTTATTTTATCCCTAACTTGATGATATTTAAAAAAATATAATATATATCTCTAACCATAAATACACTGCCCTCTTGATACGAAAGTATTTGTATGGCGGAGATATCTGATTGAATAAATGCTATTAGTAAAATTTAATACAAAGGAAGAGAGGAAATTTTATGGATGTCATTATTGGATTTGTGGTGATCATAATCATTGCATCACTAATCTTCTCATTGTTAAGTGCAGTATGGCCATTACTCTTGTTGCTTGTAATCCTATTTGTACTTTGGAAGGTATATGAAGTTTATTATTATAAAAGTTCAAATTTTTTAGAAATAAAGCAACGTATTACCAGTTATATTAATGACTGCAACGAATTAAATGAGCATATCCAGAGTCTGAAGGATACAACATTAATATCCAATAAAACAGACTACGGCGTAGCTTCTTACCAAGATTCAAGTAACTGGAACTACAAAAGAAAGCATCTGAAAGACGAAAAAAATGCTCCAAATATTCATAACTGTTCTCGAACAGTTTGCGATAATGCCCGAAAGAAACCTTTTGACTATATCTGTAAATACTTCGGCATCAAACCAAATGAAGAAACATTATCAAACTTCGAAACAATTTTAAATAATTTTGAGGCTGCTGAAGAAGGTAAAAACCATTTGGTAGCTGAAAAAGATAATATCATTAAAAGCATTGAAAACGATGTTCCTGCACTTATTCGAAAATTTAGTAAGAAAAAGCTGGAGCAAAATCTTGGATTCGAAGCAATAGATATGAGTACAGCATACTTTCCTAAATATGTTTTTCAATACACTAGCTCCGGCGGCAATGCTTCTACTCATTGCGATATTGTTATGGACATTGATAATTTGAATAGATTCATTTTATTTTTATCTGAGAAAATTAAATTCAATAAAAGTGTTGCCGGGCAACGAGCTCTTATGACCAGTAAGCTCCGTCAGCACATTAAGGAACGTGATGGTTTTACTTGTCAGCAATGTGGTATATCTATTGAACAAGAGCCGCATCTTCTACTTGAAATTGATCATATTATCCCCGTTTCTAAAGGCGGATTAACTACTGAAGACAATTTACAAACCTTATGTTGGAAATGTAATCGTAGCAAGAGTTCTAAAATTCAATAACGTTATTGAATCTCTGCTATATCTTTATACTAAAAATCCCCGGTGTTACCAGCACCAGGGAAAATGAGAAAACTATAAGGTGTTTGGAACACAATACAATTCTCTCCCTCACAAAGATTATTGTATCACAAAAATCCGGCACCGTATAGGTGTTATTTTTGTACCCATTTTTGTGCGACGTCGCACATATAATTACAGGAAGGTGATACAATGAGCGTAAAATATGCATACGGCTACATCCGGGTATCCACTCACGATCAAGAAGAAATTTCCCCGGACTCCCAGGAGCACCTCCTCCGGGACTATGCAGCCAAGAACAATATTGTAATCATTAAGATCTTCACAGATCTCGGTATCTCCGGAAGAAAAGCCAACAAGCGTCCCGGCTTCCAGGAGATGATCGGACTGGCCAAAGGTGATGATCATCCGGTTGATCAGATCCTGGTATGGAAGTTTTCCAGGTTTGCCCGGAATCAGGAAGAATCTATCGTTTATAAATCTCTATTAAAAAAGCAGCACAATGTAGATGTCGTGAGCGTATCTGAACCACTCTCTGACGATCCTTTCGGCAGCCTGATCGAGCGTATCATCGAATGGATGGACGAATACTACTCTATCCGGTTATCTGGCGAAGTGTATCGTGGAATGAAAGAAAATGCACTCCGCGGTGCATACCAGGCACGTCCGCCACTTGGCTACAAGATTGTGGAGCATGGCAAGCCGCCGGTGATTGTTCCGGAAGAAGCAAAGATTGTTCGGACTATATTCGAAAAATATACAAATGAAGGTATGAGCTTCTTTGATATCGCCAGATACCTAAATTCTTTAGGACTCAAGACTTCGCACGGAAAGCCATTTGAGCGAAGATCTGTCGAATACATCGTCCAGAATCCTTCCTATTGTGGCATGATCCGGTGGAACCGGACAGAGAACAGCACCAATCGTATCAAAGATAAGGACGAATGGATTGTTACAGAAGGGCAACAGCCGGCTATCATATCAAAGGAATTATTTGAATCGGCACAGGAGCGATTTAAAGCCACCTACAAGCCGGTTGGCAAGCGCCCCTCTTCCACTTATAAGCACTGGCTCTCCGGACTGCTGAAATGCCCGGATTGCGGACGCACCTTAACCTCAACCACTATGAAACGAGTCAATGGGGAAAAATATTCTTACTTCTCCTGCTACGGATATAGCAAAGGAAAATGCAAAAAACCGAACGGCATCAGCTCACTGGTCCTTGAAAAGGAAGTTCTGGCCAGTATCAAAGAAATATTGGATACCAAAGATATTGTCTATGAATTGCGTGAATATCAACCCACAGAGCAGTTTGATGAGCGCAAGGCTATAACAGAACAATTGGAAAGTTTAACCGGCAAAGAGGAACGAATAAAAGCCTCCTACCGGGAAGGGATTGATACACTGGAAGAATATAAAGCGAATAAAGCTATCATTCAGAAAGAACGTAAATCCTTAGAACAACAATTAAAGGATTTGAAAAAGGCAGCGCATAAATCTGATCAGGATCCGGCGGATGCTATGCTGCAGAAGGTACGGAGTGTGTATGATATTCTCATCTCCAACAATTATACATACGTGCAAAAGAACGAAGCCCTGAAGCAGATCATCGACAAGATTATCTACGATCGCAAGAACGATTCTCTCAAAATCTACTTTTTCTTATACAGGTAA